TCTTTAATAACACAATTAGACATATCGATCTTATATGTTGTGGATGTCGGTATCATTCCTGAGTCTGATTTAAATTCTTTGAGGACTTCTTCTTGAAAGCCTGTAGACACACGTGTAGGTTCGAGTCCTTCCACGTAAATTGATTGAACTTTCCCGAATTCCTTGATCTTAGAGTTAAAAACTGAATCGATGGGCTCGGCTTTTGATATTTGCTCATCAACATAATAGTCAAGTATTTGTTGTCCCTTTATGCCATAAAGATCGACAAAGGCTATGGAACTTCCGAGTTTAGATTGGTGAACGTCAAATTTCTTTCCTTCAAACCAACCGGTATTGAAGGTGGTGGCGAAAGGATATTCTGATCGTCTTAATCCCACGTGCATTGCCAAAATCCGTGTGTGTTGCTGTTTTCCGTTAGTGGAACGTAAAATGTAAAACGAACCACAATCACCGTCAGCAGTAGGATGAGGTTCTGATGATGAAAAAGTAGCTGTTACTCCATTACCTCGAACACCAGTATTAGTAAGCGTTGACCAATACAATGGAGAGTTTTCAAGAAAGTCAAGAGAACATGATTCCAAAATGGGTGTGTCGCGATATTTAACCAAGTATGCTTCGTAAGCTCGCCCTGATGTAAGATTCTCGTTTGAAACAAAGAAACGGCGTATGTCTTTCGCTGGTGGAAAAGTAGAGTCTTGAACCTTGAATAGCATTTGGTCCATACTTGGTGCATATGAAATCGGTCGAGCTGAATATTCCTTCCCATCCTTTTCAATCATGAATGTGTACGAATCCAAAAATTCATGGAGGGTGCCCTGATGATTGCGAGTATAATATTCAGTTGCTGCGAAATGAGCGTTTGTCAATCCCACATTGTTATACAACATGTGACCAACAAGCGTTCCTGCACCAATCATTCGCACTGAATTATTATGTAGAGCACTAACCACGGTATCGATTCCAAGAGGATTGTGATTTATCTTCTTCGTGAACATTTGCGAGTGAGAAGCATTCCATTCTGCAAAATCTGCATCATATTTTTCCAAATCAAACATGTGCGACGTATCCTTTGAAATTTGTGGGGGAATCTTTTGTCCTTTAGAATTCAAAAAGATGGCGTTTTTATATTCTGCTCTGATATAATCTTCAATATCAGGTTCCCCACTACTGTCTGCTGCAAGACCATACTTAACTGTCATCGGATTCGCTCTGCGTCCCTTTGCTTTGCCCTTTGCTTGATTATTGTCATCTTTTGACAAAAACTTAATGATTGCTACAATACTTGCTGTTGATAATGCAAGTGCGGCGAGAGCAATTAGAATTTCCTTACCAGGTAGATCTGAAATGAATTTATACGCTTTTGGAAGCATCTGAATTTTCTTTTGTTCAATATTCGCCCGAATGATACTACACAACGATGTTCGTACCATTGTAGGATACTTAACGTGACTTTTGAGTTTGCGATCAAGTAAGTCAAAATCTTCCGTACCGAGATGTTTAGGTCGCAACGCTAAAACGTCTCCTTGAGACCAACTGAAGACTTCATGAAGTGGAAACATGAATTCTACAAAATCATCTGGCTCCCCTTTTCGAAGGCGAAGATATTCATCGCCATTGTGATTGTAATAATCCACCGTTGATTTCAATCGATTGTTCTGTGGTCGTGACAACATGATTAATTTGCCTTGAGTTTTCAAACAAATGTCACCAAAGTCCATGTGAATGTTGTTTTCAGGAGAAGAACGTCGAAAGATGTTCATTAATCGAGGCAAATCCCTGACTAAACTGTCTTCATCATGCACATCAAATTGAAATTCCTCAACTGGAAAGTCATAAGAGAATCGTGAATGAACTGAATCTGGAATCTCAAGTTGCCCTGACGTAATCAATCGAAGAATACCAATTCCTCCACGGTTTACGGTCGCAGAGAAGTCCGCTAAAGAAATATCGCGAACTTTGACATCCTCAGATGATGCTTGTGGGACTCGGTTGACTTCAACTACTGAGAATTCGAGAGCTGTGGACAAGTGATCGTAATAAGCTTGACAAACCATTTCCAACCACTGGGGAAGTTTGTATTTCTGATTATTATGTGTAAATTCGCCCTTTTCGAATCGGAATTGTGACATCACGCTGTGACAAAATGTCCAGTTGTTTCCATAGACCCAACCCTCCAATCCGATACGTCGATATACAGCTTCAATGGATGAAAATGCAGTCGGGAGTTTTTGATAATACATAGGTGTTGGTATTAATCCGACTTTGTCCATCCATAATGATTTACTCCAAGTCATGTTGTTTACTATCACGATAATTGATCCTTGTGGAAGTGAGTTGTAAAATTCCACATACAATTGAATGGTCGATGATGTCGAACTCGTCACAATAATATCATCGAGAACAAATATTGACTTGTGGGATTGTCGTTGTGTAAGTCCCTGAACTGAATTTATCCACACTGTTTTCATTCGTGTGTAAAGTTCCAATTGATGGCAAACTTCATTTCTCAACATATAAGTTTTTCCAGTTCCTGATTTTCCCGAGAGATGGATAACATAGTGATTGGAGTCTATTAATTGTTGTTTGTCGTCTGAGATTTTCTTCGCAAGTTGTGTTTGAAAGTCAAGAATATTAATCCTAACTTGAGTAGCGGCTTCCTGCACCATTTCATCAATCGTAACTGTTTGAGACTCCCTCAATTGGAAATCATTGTCAATGTTACTGTATCGCTCCTTCCTAATCGAAAGATGAGAAAAATCTTCTTTTCGATTAGAAAAATCATAACGATTACCCGAAAATCCGGGAAAGCTGACGCGATATGTGTTCATACGTGACCAGAATGCATTAACAGCATCTTTGTTAAGGACATTTTGAAGGTTCCAACGAGCTGTATTACCGATCAAGAAGAGTACGCGAAATTGACATGGTTGAGGTTTTTCTGATAAATCAGCTCCATTCATGGAAAAGTATCCCGTGCTGCAAATACCATTCATATGTGGAATGATGGGGTCTTTTTCCGAACGAGCACCAAACTCATCATAGACGGCGAATGGTTGCCCTGCATAAGTAGGCCAATGATCATTGTGTGGTAGATTTATAGCATATTGAGATTTATTCAAGCCCAATTTTGGTGCTAATTGATCAATGATGTACTGAGCCAGTCTTGTCTTTCCTACACCCGGTGAACCATAAAGATGAATTACATGAACGTCTGGTCTGACATTCATTGTTCGCATTTTCTCTGCTACCTTAATGCGACGTTCGTTCAAAGCTGTAATAGAATTCGACAAAAGTTGAATTAATGATGTCATTGCCGTGCGATTTTCAGGATTTGTCTTAGACGTTTCGAGAAGCAACTTAGATGTTTTTACTGCCGATGTAAGTTCCGCAAATTTCGTAGGACATTGAACATAGTCCACAAGTGGGCACGTCAATAGGGTGTGATTGGTTTCGTGTTGATCACTCAATGCTTTCATGGCAGCTTTCTCTGTTGAAGTTGCTATTTCAAGCAAATCTTCAGCCACAAATTTAATGAAATCCTTGACATCACGCACTGATGTTTTCATTTCATTCTTCAAGCGTGCAAAATCAAGAAGTTGGCGGGTAGTCGTAAGTCCAGTTGCAGTAAGCGCAGCAGTTCCCAAAACATAAATTAATGAGAGCACTGATGTAAAAATGGGGCTCATCGTATCAATTGACATTTGGTTACAGTCTAATCCAAAAAACTCATAAAGTTCCTCTTCCTTATCTGTTGACAATGAAGGAAGTAACCGAATACATCCGAGGAGAGTTCCTGTTCCAACGATTATAAATCCATTAGAAGTATGTTCACGCAAGGTATGAGTAAGCTTAGATTTTTCAATTTGTTCTTTGGTCCAAATAACTGCATCTCGAGAATTATGATGACATTGTTCCTCTTCTGTGTACACTGGATCTTTAATCTCAATGTCCAAGATGCCTTCAACTGCTGCTTGAATTAAATCGGATGTAAGTGGATTGTTCTCTACCATATCAACAATAGAAAATTTCTTCTGAATGTTCAACGATATAATCATTGAAAAAATTGAAGAAACAATTGATGTCAATTGGAGAGCCCAATTAATAGGATCATCGTAGAGACGAATGAGCGAATATAATCCTGCTGCTATCGCTGTAATTCCGGAGGCCAAGTGCCACTTGGATGATGTAAGGGCTGCTTTAATCGCGGGTACTTGATCCAATATACCCGCAATGGTCTCCATTCCGCTCTGATTTACTGAGCAAGGTTCAAAACATTGGATTACAATGTCTTTTGGTTCTAAAATTAATTTAGAATTGATTGAGATTTGGTCATTATCTCTGTCGTACTCTATATAATAGAGTGACCTATCTGAAACTGTATTTAATACAGCATTCAGCACCTTCCATTTAATGGAAGGATTTTCTTGGAATAGCTTTACTATTCCTTCGCTGCAAATCTTCGTAATTTGCATGGTTTTCATAGATATAATC